GTAACGAGAGATACGTCTGTTCTCGTTCATAGATCCCCAGGCACGAAAGTAAACCGTGGTCAATTGGCTGACGATGACCACGACTCAATGACACCTGAGACTTCCAGAGGTAGCACTTGTTGTTACGAAGGAAGCACTCCACGATACACCTTTTTTCCGCACCTTTAAAGCCCGCTTGACAATCATTCATTCTCCCTCCCAAACGCCAGGAACCGTCAGTGGACGTCTTCAGCAATGGAAGGGAACGAATGAAAGGGACTTGTACGGGTATCAACTGTTTTTGTGCCTCGAAAAAAGACGAATTGAGAGAAAAGTATGAGGAAGAAATCATGGTCTTTCCTCTACTCACAACTAATCCCGCGTCTTTAACGACACCAAACCATTTGTCCGCTTGCGCCCTCGTGGACCTAAAGACAATATCATCACCATTAATTTTGACAGGTGGTAATTGTCCAAAGGGCCGCATGGAGTACGCGAACGCCAGGTAGTTGGTGAGACACAACAACGGGAATGAAAGCTTGTCACCCATTAATTGGCCTGACATCATACGAGTTTTACGACCGGCAGATTCTACTTCAGCGTCCAATGATGCCATTGCCATCGATTGGACACCCACCGAAAGGGTGGTTGTACGTAGGACTGCCAGGAGAATGGCACGGCTATGATCAAGATTGAAGTTATCAGTAGCCGATTCATAATCTCCCGAGACGAAAACCTCGCCAGGAATGCGACAAAAACCAGAAAAGGACTCCGGTTTTGCGGTGCCTCGAAGGAGCCACTTCTTTTTTGACAGATGATCGTACATCATCGATGCCAAAGGAGTTAAGCAATACTGGAAAACAGAAGCAACAGTAACGACACGGGCCTTGCCCGCCTTACGTGCGACTGCGAGACGACGGGTGTTGCGAAAAACGCGCCCATTACGACACATAGCCATGAATTCTTCACGACCAACATGCTCATTAACGAACCACCGCGCTGTCTCTTCCGGTACCTCTTTCTCCAAGAAAGACTTCGTTCCAACAGTAACTCGTTGGACCCGATCCGAATAGCTCTGATCCCAACCTTCCTTGAACAGGTTAGGGATTTCATGCCGAATAAAGGCTAAGAAACGAGGGTTTGTTGCTTTCGCGTGAGCGAACTTGTCATGCAACTTACCCAAGTCAGGCTGATCCGTCGGGAGGGTCTTACGGAAGAGGAATAACGAAGCAGAGAGCGTCATGTAATCACGCGGTCGGCACTTGGAGCCGACCTTATGCTTCCGGGTCGTCGACCCGTAACGAATTTTATGACGCCCCCAGTCAGGGGCAGGAGACATCTCAATGGGACCACAGCAGAATCGCTTGATATCTGCAACAGTCTGGAACGTCGGAAGTGTAGGGAGAGTCAATTGTAGCACTCGCTCTAACAAATCGACTAAGACTTGTAAATCCCGCTGAGACGACAGAATTATCTCTTTCTGTCTATCCGCGTTCAGGCTACCAAAGTTTGGATTTATTTCTGAACGGCCTGTTGACTTAGCTTTGCTGTTACGCTTCGTAGACAGCATCG